GAAGCCTTTGGGTCCGGTGCTATACCGAGAAATCTAATAATAAAGACCGAGAGGAAGCCTGGGGTTCCAAACGCAAAGAGCGTAGCTCTAATTAAACACGTTTCCGGTGGGAACTCCTCTTTATTTTTCAAAGCCTATGAGATGGGCCAGGAGAAGTGGCAGGGGCGTAGTGTAGATTGTATCTGGCTAGACGAAGAGCCTAGCAGAGAAATATACTCTCAAGCAGTTACTCGAACATTAGACCGTAAGGGTATGGTTTATATGACTTTTACCCCAGAGCAAGGGATGACAGAAACGGTCGCATCCTTTATGAACAACCTCCAATCAGGGCAGTCTCTAACTAACGCGACTTGGGATGATGCCTCAGAGAGAATCTTCTCTCAGAATGGAGAAAGAGGCCACCTCTCAGAGGGTGTGATGGAGCAGATTCTTTCCTCATATTCCCCGCACGAACGGGAAATGAGAAAGAACGGAAGACCTTCTATTGGTTCAGGATTGGTTTTTCCTCTAGGGGAGGAGAAAGTGATGGTTGATCCTATAGAAATAGAACCTCACTGGCCCAGAATAGCTGCCATAGACTTTGGTTATGACCATCCCACAGCAGTAGTTTGGTGCGCTATGGATCGAGACAGCGAAACATTTTACGTGTATGATTGCTATAGAGCCTCAAAAGCAAGCCCATCTGTACACGCAGGGGTAATAAAAGGCAGACCACATTTTATTCCTATAGTGTATCCACATGATGGAAATAGAAGGGATAGCATGGGTAATCCAGGTTTAGCCGATCAGTATAGAAATCTTGGCTGTAACTTTAGACTGGAACACTTCACTAACCCCCCAGCTCTTGGAAGCAATAAAGGTTCTAACTCCATCGAGGAAGGCTTAATGGCTATGCTGCAATCCGTGGAAGCAGGAAAATTCAAGGTATTCTCAACTCTATCAGACTGGTTTGAAGAGTTCAGAATGTATCACAGGAAAGATAATAAGGTGGTTCCTCTTAGAGACGACCTCATGTCAGCAACAAGATATGCCTTTCAATCTCAACGATTCGCCGTAGCCGGGGAAGACCCAACATGGACTCAGGATGTTGAATACAGAAATTATGGAATTATTTAATGGCTAGTGAAAAAATTACTGAAGAAGAATTAGTAACCAGAATTCGCGGAGAGATCACTTCTGCGCTTGGATATATGGGAGATACGATATCTACCCAGAGAGAACAAGCTATGAAATACTATTATGGTCTACCCTTTGGTAATGAAGTTTCAGGAAGATCACAATTTGTAGACACCACAGTTCAGGATACCATTGAATGGATTAAGCCCTCCTTGATGAGAGTATTTGCCTCCGGGGATGAAATGGTAAAATTTAATCCACATGGTCCTGAAGATGTTGCAATGGCTGCACAAGCTACGGACTATGTAAATTATGTTTTCACAAAAGATAACCCTGGTTGGGAAATTTTGTATTCGTGGTTTACTGATGCTCTTTTAAGCAAGAATGGTATAGTCAAAGTATGGTGGGATGAGTATGAGGAAGACCAGAGAGAGGAGTACAATAATTTAGAAGAAATTGAGTTTGCTGTACTTATAAATGATGATTCTATAGAAGTCATAGAGCACACAGAGTATGAAATTGCAGGAACACTCAGACACGATGCGGTAATAAAGCGCAGCTCCTATAATGGGAAAATACGAATAGAGAATGTCCCTCCATCTGAGTTTCTGATAAGCAGGGAATCGAAGAATATCCAGGACGCAAGGTTTGTTTGTCACAGGGTAATGAAGACTCTTTCTGAGTTGAGGGAGATGTATCCAGACGAAGACCTCGATCCTGGGGAACTTGGTGGAGGCGACAATGATATGACCGAGTTCTCTGCCGAGAGACTTGAGCGTTATCAATTCGATAAATCCGCTACATACTGGGAAGGCATGGGTGGCGGCGATGATTATGGAGAGGAAGGCTTGCGAACCTACTGGTTACATGAGTCCTTTCTACAGACAGATTTTGACGGGGATGGTATTACAGAGCTAAGGAAAGTTTGCACAGTAGGATCTAAGGTTTTAGCAAATGATGCTATAGACTCAATTCCGTTTGTCTCTATTACACCAATAAAGATTCCACATAAGTTCTTTGGAATGTCGGTTGCTGATCTTGTTATGGATTTACAATTGATGAAGAGTACGCTGATGCGTAACCTCATGGATAATATGTACAACCAGAACTTTGGGCGTTTCGCCGTTTTGGAGGGACAGGCCAACCTAGATGACCTCCTGACTCAAAGGCCGGGTGGCGTAGTCAGGGTGAAATCCCCCAACGCTGTAATGCCCCTCGCTACCCCTGCCCTACAACCTTACTCCTTCCAGATGCTAGAGTACCTGGACAGTGTGAGGGAGTCTAGGGCTGGTGTATCTAGGATGTCTCAGGGATTGAATGAAAATGCCCTGACATCACACACTACGGCTACCGCTGTTAATGCTGTAATGGGTGCTGCTAATAGTCGTGTTGAATTGATAGCCAGAAACTTTGCAGAAACTGGTGTAAAAGATTTAATGATAAGAATATATGAACTTCTTATTAAGAACCAAGATAAAGAAAGAGTGGTAAAGTTACGAAACGAGTGGGTTCCAGTGCGACCTGACACATGGAACGACAAGTATGATTGTACTGTCTCCGTGGCTTTAGGACACGGAAGCAAGGATCAGCAGATGATGCACCTTTCTCAAATGATACAGTTTGCAGCAGAAGCAATGCAAGGAGGTTTAAGTATCGTCAGTGAACAGAATATCTATAATCTGGGGGCAGCCTTGGTGAAGGCTATGGGCTTCCAGAATGTAAATGATTTTCTTACTGATCCCTCAAAGGTTCCTCCTCAACAGAATCAGCCTACACCCAAGGAACAGGCTGATTTGATGGAGGCAGAAGTAAAGAAACAGGAATTAGAAATAAAGGCCGCAGAGGTTCAAATCAAGGCTCAGAAGATTCAACAGGAATACCAGAAGTTAGCGGTAGACTCACAGTTGAAAGCACAAGAGTTAAACCTTGAAAGAGAACAGAACAGGGCCGTAGCAATAGGAGACACATGAGCGATTTTCTAAATGATGAACGAGCTAGAAAAGCAAACAATTTATTACAAAACGAATTATTTATAGAATCATTTAATGTATTAAAAGAAGATTTAATGAATCGTTGGAACAACAGCGGTTCGGCAGAATCGGAATCCAGAGAGTCAATCTGGTTAGCGATGAGACTGCTTGATAGAATTGAAAGTCATATAAAGTCCATAGTTGAAACGGGGCATATGACTGAGGTACTTGAAAAGCAACACCCATTCATCTAATTAAGGAGTAACAATTATGGCGGATACGCAACAAGCCCCGCAAACACCGGCTGGATTACAGCCAATTCCCGCGCCAGGTGGAAGTGTTACCGAAGCGCAAGAGGCATTACTCAGTCTACTGGACTCTGAAGAGGAAACCCCAGAGATAGAGGAAGCCCAACCCACTGAAGTTGAAGAATCTAAACCCGAAGAGGAAGATGAATCATTGGAAGATGGGGCCGAAGAGGAAGAAGAGTCCGAAGAGGATGAAGAAGAATCTGAGGAAACCGACGAAGAAGACGAAGAGGCACTTTATGCTGTTACCGTAAATGGTAAGGAACACGAAGTAAGCCTTGATGAGCTTCTGAACGGCTATAGCCGACAGTCGGATTATACCCGAAAGACGCAAGAACTTTCATCTGAAAAGAAAGAAATGGAGGAGTTGCATAAAACATACACTTCCGAAATTCAGCAGATACAGGCCGAGCGTCAGCAGTATATGGAAAACCTACAGCAGATACTTGAAAGCTCTGCTGGGGAAATGGAAAAATTTACTAATGTGGATTGGGCATCTCTAAAAGAATCCGACCCCATAGAGTATATTACTAAGAGAGAAGAGTTAAGGGAAGCTCAAGAGAAGGTTCAAACCTTCAAGAACCAACAGGAACTTGTAAGGCAGAAACAATCTCAAGACGCTGAAGCGATGCGTAAAACCATTATGACGGAAGAACACGGGAAATTAGTTTCCGCCCTTCCTGACTGGGGTGATCCTGATAAACAAAAAAAGATTGCTTCTGATATTAAATCCTACGGTTTAACCCAGGGATTTACTCAAGAAGAACTTGGTTCTCTTATAGACCACCGTTCTGTTCTTGTTTTAATAAAGGCTTCAAAGTATGATGCGATACAGTCATCGGACGTTAAATCTAAGAAACTAAAGAACAAGCCCAAGGTTATCCGCTCAGGGAAGGGGAGGTCTTCTTCCCAAGCTGAAAAAGGAAAACGTACTGCACAAATGAAACGTCTTCGGGGTACAGGACACATTGATGATGCGTCTGCACTCCTGGAGGATTTTATAGACATTTAACTAAGGAGGGAAAACGCTATGGGCGTTCCTACGAATACTAGGGAAACCTATGGTGCTATAGGCATCAGGGAAGACCTTAGTAACATTATATATAATATCAGTCCAATGGACACACCCTTTCTTAACGGGTGTGGACGTGGAACCGCTGATAATACTCTGTTTGAGTGGCAGACAGATTCATTAAAGGCAGCCGCCAGTAACACGCAGATTGAGGGTAACGACTATACTTCAACTGCTGAGACTGAGCCACGCCGTCTGACTAACTACACCCAGATTTCCGCAACACAAGTCCAGAGTTCTGGAACGGCTGAAGCGGTAGATTTTGCAGGAAGAAAATCTACGCAAGCCTACCAGCTCGCTAAGAGGGCAAAGGAAATGAAGCGCGACATGGAGTTAATGTTGCTTGAGGGTACGGTTAAGGCTGCTGGTTCTTCTGGCTCTGCTAGAAACACCGCTTGTTTTTCAACTTGGATCGGTACGACCGCGGTTGGAACGTCAAATGTTGTTGCCGCCTCTACTGGCGGTGGTTTGACCAACAATGGTGCGGCCACTGCTGGCCCAGATGGTACTACAGAGGCAGGCACGGGTGGTGCTGATACAGCCATTACGATTGCCTTAGTCAACAATGTAGCTGCACGTATCTGGAATTTGGGTGGATCACCCGATACTATTTTGTGTGATAGCACAGTAAAGGGTACTATCAGTTCATCTACTGTTGGTGGTGCTGTGGTTGCTGCACCCAGAAAGGATATTGGTTCTAAAGACAATATCACTGCCGTAAATGCTGTTGATGTTCTTGTTACGGACTTTGGTACGTTTAAGGTTGTGCCTGATAGGTTTATTCCGACAACTCAGGTTGACTTTATAGACTTTGACCTTTGGTCGGTTGATTATTTACGTCCATTCCGCACAGAAACTCTTGCCAAGTCTGGTGATAGTGTGAAACAGCTTTTGATTGCTGAGTACGGTTTGCGAGCTAAGAATGGCAACGGAAGTGGCCAGTTGAAGAGCGCAATTTAATTAGTATTGGTATAGCCCCCTCCGGGGGGCTTAACCTTACAGGAGAAACAAGATGGCAAATATTGGACAACCACCAAGCAAGGGAAGCGCAACAGCTATTGGCCCTGATATGAATCCTCCCCCTTATGCAGAGGGAGAACCCAAACTTAAAAAGTATGGGCCGGGAGTTGATGGTGCTTTAGGTCATACGGATCATAACGGATCTATAGACAACGTTATAAGCACTCAGGTTTCAAAGGTTGGGAAGGTTTATGGCTGGTAAGAAATCTAAAAAAAAGGCTCCTGTTAAGCCTGAAACTAAAGTAAATTCAACTTCAACATTTGAGACAAAGCTCTCTGATACGGTTAAGCGTATGGGTGAAATTGTAAAGGGCAACGATCAGAGGCATCATTTAAAATGAATAAACCAGTAGAACCTAATATGTTACATACTACTTTTCATTCAAGTGCGGATGAAAAAGAGTTTACTGTAAACACATATCAGGACGCAGAGCCAGTTCTGGAGGAGAATAAGAAAGCCTATAATAATTACGGCGATTTATTAACCCCCGGAAAAGCTGGTGAAGGTGTAAGGGTCGCCTCTATACCTCTTAATGTATGGACTCAGTGGATGAAGGAAACGAATGGGGCAATAGAGAAAGATCATAACCTTATGAAGAAGTATCTAAACGACCCCGATAATAGATATTTTAGAACAACCCCAACAAGGATATAATTATGTGGCTATATACATTCGGCGTCGCAGGACGCGCACAAACTGACACAGCAAACGGATACAGAATCTTAAACCAAAAAATATTCTATTCAGCCCGTAACGTCTAATGGCTATTGGGACGTATGCGGAGTTAAAAACCGCTGTAGCAAATTGGTTAGACAGGGACGACCTAACAGACAGGATACCAGAGTTCATTGCTCTGGCGGAAGCAAGACTTAACAGGGTCTTGCGCTTACGATCTATGGAGGCTAAGTATACTGCAAATACTGTGGCAGCCCAGAGGAATCTAGCATTACCTACTGGCTATATACAGATGCGTAATTTTCAGGTAAATAGTAGCCCTCTAACAACACTATCTTATGTAACACCAGAAATCTACGATAGGCTGTGGGGTGGAAGCACTAGTGGTACCCCTAAGTTCTACACTATACTTGCGAATGAGATTTCATTTGGACCTACCCCAGCTACTGTTATGGAAGTAGAAATGTTATTCTACAAGAAATTTGACAACTTGAGTTCCTCAACAACAACTAACTGGTTGATAATAAATGCTCCAGATATCTATCTTTATGGTAGTATGCTGGAGGCCGAACCATTCATAATGAATGATGAGAGGGTTCCTCTCTGGGCGCAAGCCCTTCAACAGGGCATTACTGATCTACAGGAACAGGACAATAAGGATCGTCACTCAGGCTCTGCTTTGCGGGTGATGAATACGAGTGGCTACTATTGACCGCTCCCATCACATGGGCGCAAGCCACCTCTCCTATTCTGTGGAGCAACATAGGTATAGATTGGGATACGCCTGCTAAAACGGGTGACC